TTATTCATTGTCTAGGACTTTAAGAGTTAGCTCATCTTGAGCTAACTCTTTTTCTTTTAGCATGTGTGCATAAATCTGAAGAGTGACGCTCACATTTGCGTGACCAACGCGCTTACTGACGTAATCAATATCAACGCCGTTGTGGAGTAGGTATGATACGTGTGAGTGGCGCAATCCGTGAAAGTGGATAGGTTGAATGTCCGCTTCACGTACCAAATCCTGCATTTCTAGGCTGACACGAGCTGTATTCATTTTATTTTCAATTAGGTTGTCTTGACCGGTCGTCTTAAAAAAGTCGCTCAAAACAGCTGACAATCGCTTAGAGATAGCAATCGTACGAACTGATGACTTAGTCTTTGGTTCAGTGACCTTGCGTGTAGATGATGAGTAGGCCTTGTTGATCGTCAGATGATTATCTGTGATGTCCGCCTTGGTTAGAGCTTGAACTTCACCAAGACGTGCACCGGTTTCTAATGCGACAAGCGCCATGATGTAGAATGGGCGAGTTTGCATATCATCTGTCTTTGAATACAAAAAGTCTTGCAACTTGGTGAAGTCTGAAGCGTTCAAAAAGTTGTCTCCTTTATCTACTACTTGACCAGCTGGTTGTAGACGAGTGAAGATGTCACGCTTGATTATTCCGTCAAGGTAAGCATCACGTAATGATGTCTTAATCAAAGTTAGGATGTCACGAGCGTACTTCTTAGAATGAGTTTCACCAAATGTGTTTAGCTCCTTCTGTAGACTCAAGGTCGTCAACTTCTCCATGATCATACCTGCGAATACCTTATCGATTAGGTTGGCAGCAGTTGTGTATCGAGTATATGTTGATGCACGGACGGTTCCTTGCTTGGTCGTCTCAATCCAGTTTCTGAAGTAGGCTGGAAAAGTGAGTTTACCGGCGTTCACATCAGCGCCGTCGATGATTTGCGTTTCAAGCTTAGTAGCCCATTCTGTGGCTTCACGCTTTGTTTCGAATGTCTTACTTGGTTGTTGACGTTCACCCTTGGCATCAACATAAGATGCACGAGCGCGCCACTTATTGCCACGTTTAGTTATACTTGCCATAATTCGATTAAACCTAACCTTTACATAAAAAATTTAGGCAGTTTAAAGACATACCCAGGTCTGGTACAATTAAATACGTAAATAGGGCAGTAATGTTCTGTTTTGGTTGATACGCACACTTCTAGCTTGGCGGCGGGGGTGTGCGTATTTTTTGTTGCAATAATATATTTCTATCTATACTCAATCTAATTGAGGTGTTTAAAAATGAAATTTGGTATGCGAAAGCCCAGTCCAATGCGTTCTATTAAAGCTAGAACAACCGGTAAGGTAAAACGAGCAGTTAAGAAGGCGATTATTCCAGGTTATGGTCAAAAGGGTATGGGCTGGTTAACAAACCCTAAGAAGGCTGCGTACAACAAAGTCTATAAAAAGACCATGTTTAGTATTTTCGATCTATGTTAAATAACGTACGAGCACTGTGCCAAATTGGCATGGTGCTTTTTAATGGTTTGGAATGATATAATTTAAGTATTCCATATAAGAATAGAGAGGGCTAATAGTCATGAATGAAAAAATTGAAAAATTTGTAAACAGCTTAACCTATTACGAACAAATAAATCTATTAATGAGCTACTATATGTCAAATGATGCGAAGCTCACTCGTATTGAAGCTTATGAACAGGCTATCGTTCATTGGGGAGATGACAATTCAGTACAAAAAAGCATTGAAACAATGATCGCTCTGGGACCGACTAGTCGTTAGATTCTGAGCCTTGTTCTATTTTGACAACCGTATCTCCTATTCTAATAGCATCGTCAGTATTACTAGAAGAACCACTAACTTGCGTTAAGTCGACGTTTAGTCGAACTCGTTCTGTTTTATAGAAATCTCTCATTGGTTGCAGAAATGGGGATACAAACCTACTTAACGATGACGCGATACTCATTTTTTCAAAAACACGTTTAACCTCTATTGTTCCCTTTGATGTTTCCAGGCTACCTAGTGATTCATTAGTAATTGGGTCTATGATTTCATCGATAGAATGACCGACTATTTTAAATTTATCTCCTACAACAGTATCTCCAATACCGGCATTAATAATAAATTCAGAATCATTGATTATTTTTACTATATGAAATTGCTTTAGTTCCATTTATAATCTCCTTGTTATTGGTGAATTTTGTTATGAATTCTTCTATATGTTTGTTAGTCCATGATGCATGCAAAAGTGATGATGATAGTAATTTATAGCTTGCGTCTAACATATTGTTTTCATTTTTCAAATCCTCATTCATGACGATCAGTGTATCACGATTGGTTTTCACACTTTTGATTTCAGAATTTAAATCTGAATTGGCTTTTTCTAATTCTTGGTTTTGAGCCTTGAGATTGTCCATTTTTTTGATAATAGAATTTAATTCATCTGTTTTTGCATCATAATCGGAAGTTAGTTTATAGATACGTCTTTTTTGGTGAAAATAAGTTCTAATCAACCATAACAACCAGGAGCCTGCATAAAATAGTATATATACTCCAATAGCTGCACTGATGGTGAGAAAACCATTCTTTGTAGAAAAGCCTGTAGTAAAAATACTAATAATCATCGGCAAAGTTGGAATTGACCATGACGGTTTTTTGGGAAGTTTAACTTCGATATTTAGCACCCACTTTCTAGTCACCTTCACGGGTGGCTTTTTTATTCTGCCAATAACTTAGCTTTTTGAGCATCAAATTCTTCTTGCGTTAATACACCTTGATCAAGTAATGCTTTGAACTTTGCAATTTCATCAGCTGCACTAATATTTTGCGACTTATTGCTGGAGTTTTGATTGTTAAATTCATCGATTGAGACATGTAAAGCAGATTCAAATAACTCATATTGCTCTTGTACGGGTTTCTGTTGAATGGGACCATAGCCGAAGTTTTTACTTGTAATAGTAACAACTGACTTCTCATCGTCCCCATTTAATTCATAGGAGACCTTAGCTTTCCATTGAAAAGCTATTTCACTAGCAGACCGATTATTTGCCAAAGCTTTGTATTTCAACATGGTTTTATCAATAATTTTCTTTGCTGTATCCAAATCAAATGGCAATTCTTCTTTTTTAACAATTTTAGACATCGTATAATCCCTTCCAAAGCTTTTAACGTCGTTCATATCTGGACGTATGTATGGCACCTGAACGGGTGGCTTTTTATTCTGTTGCATCTGACCAACCAGTGTTATCGTCACTTGGTTGAGTACCTTCGTTAGCATTTTCTTGTACGTCACCGCTGTTTTGAACATCTTGGTATGCTTGAACGGGGTCTTGTCCTTGGTCATACATGTACTCATCTTGAATTTCACCAGAAGTTTGCATGGTATTAGGTGTAGCGGCTAATGCATCTTTAACTGACATACCTTTATTTTGTACTAGCCAGCCAGCAGGTGTAGTACCGTATTTGTTGATAAATGCGTGAAGATCCGTGTTAGGATCACCATTATCATAGGGGACATTTGAACCATCATTTTGTGAGTCAGCAGTTACTTGTGTATCTGTTGTATCAGTTTGTGCTGGTTGTTGGTTAGTTTGTGTATCAGTATTGCCAGTGGGTAAATCAGATGATTCAATAACAGATCTAACAGCGGAATCCGACGAATTAGCAGGGGAAGTGCTTGCTTGTGGTTCAACACTACTTGATGATGTTTTATTACTGGTTGATGATTGTTTAGTTGAAGCAGATTTTTCAGTGCTGTGGTGCTTGATTTTCGCGCTAGAAGTTTCCTTCTGCTGGCCATGATGAGATGCTACCAAAGCACCACCAGTCGCAAGTGCTGCGATCGCAAGCACAGCTACAACATACTTGCCATATTTCATTGAACCAATACTCCTTAAGCTTTTAACGTGATTCCTATCTGCACGTATGTATGCCACCTTAACGGGTGGCTTTTTTTATGTATCCCGCCAAAGGGCGGGTAATAATATTAATTATTTAGATTAAATGACATGTCATAATCGTGATTTGAGTTATCGTCGTCATAATCATCTGTGTCATAAAAAGAATCAAATTTAAAGCGCAAATTATTAATAGAATTAGCAGCGGCTAAGTCGCTAACTGGAATCGTAATGTCTCCAGTCTTTGTTGCACCGGAAGATATATCACCATCCCAAGATTCAGTTGAATCAGCTTCATGTTGTTCCCCGTTATCTAGAACTAGTGTTCCTTGCGTTGGGAACATTTTTACATCTCTACTTGGGGATAGCGATACATTCAGACGAACAAAACCATTTACGTTGAACTTTCCATCATTAGCAGAATCGTATGTATATGCTTTAGCAAGTTTATATACTGTCACAGAGTTAACTTTCACATTAGCGGCAGACCAAGTGTTGTCAGTGTAGTTAACAGTGTAAGTTTTTGAATCTTTTACATCATAGTCATCGTAGTTTACTTCGATGGTATTTTTATCAGTATCACTAGATAAAGAAGATGAACTCTTAATTGATGATGCGGTTGAAGTGGCTGTTTTTACCGTATCCACGGCATGTGAATAGAGTGATTGCGTAATCAAAACAATCGCAAATGCAACTACTGAAAAGATAGTGCCTAATAATGCCAAAAGCTTTTTTTGTTTGCGGTTAACTAATAGGGCAACTATACCCAACACAAACCCAATAACAGCAATAATTGCTCCCAAGGTATTTACAATAGGTACCCAAGATAAAATCAATGCAAAAGCACCTAGAACTATTGCAATGATGCCCAAAACCTTTTTCTCTGGTTGCTTGTCCATGAGAAAATACTCCTTATATAGCTTTTAACGTGATTCCTATCTGCACGTATGTATGCCACCTTAACGGGTGGCTTTTTATGTATCCCGCTGGGCGGGTAGGTACGCATACTCACAATTAGATAATCGCAGTGATAAAAGCTGCGAATCCAAATAAAATACCGGGCACATTTGCAATTACGATTGGCATGTCACGGGTATGACCGTCCGTCCCAAACAATCCGTGAATAGTCCATAAGATACAATTTAACATAGCTACAAAGGGCTGTATTGGATCACCTGCGTGACCTGATAGATTATCCACGATTTGTGGGATATATGAAACGTACATCAGTACAGACATCACACTAGCGATGCGAGCAATAAGAAGTAGTGATTTTTTATCTTCCATGTTATATTTTCTCCTTAATTTTATCTTCTAAGTAGTTGTGTCGTTGTACTGTGCTATAAAAAAGGTAACCCTTAAGGGTTACCGTACAGGGTTGGCGTAGGTGTGCCCTAGTCGCTTTCGATAACTTAATGCTACAAATATGGCGTCTTTTATGTAAGGTAAAATTATTTAGGTAGATTATCCACCGCGTATTGAGCCTCTTCGGGTGTAAATTTATCGCCAGCCTGCGAGATTAGTTGATCATAGATGGCATCTGGGGACATCGCCATCGTCTTTTGATATGTTTTAGCAGACTCCAGAGCATTGTTATTATAATCTGCCTTTAGATTATCTACGGCATACTGCGCATCTTCTGGAGAGAATTTATCTCCAGCTTGTGCGGTTAGTTGGTCATAGATAGCAGTTTTTGACATGTGCATCATTCTTGAGTAAGTTTCTGCACTACGCAAAGCATTTTTTTGATTTTGTGTCGTTGTATCTTGCTGGCTGCTTGATGAAGCACTAGATGATGAAGAGCTATATACAGAAGAGCTATCAGCACTCTTAGAAGCAGTCGTGCTACTTGTATTGGTACTTGAGCTACCGCCAGCACCTGCAATACAAATCAAAACAACAACTAGCAACCAAAACCATACCTTTTCATAAAAGGGTTTCTTTGTCTTTTCCATGAAATATACTCCTTAGCTTTTAACGTGAATCCTATCTGCACTTAGGTATGCCACCTTAACGGGTGGCTTTTTAATCATATATTGCATCTTTAACGAGCGGCTCAAACCAGCTTGGCAAATTGAACTCATTCATAAAGTCTACCCAATTACGAAATTCATTCGGTGTATCGCCATAAAATAACTTAGCTACGATGCGAACAGCACGTTCATTGGTTATACGTTCTTCTTTGTTCTTTATATAAGGTGAGAACGTATAAAGGTACGAAGGGTTTGAGAAATTAATGTGTGTAATCTCATGAGCTAGTCTGATAACTAAGCTGATGTTAGATTTGTAGTTATGGTTGATGTTAATGATGCGTTGTTTGCAGAATGCGACATCAGGATCATTTTCATCACCAACAACTTCCGTTATTGTTATATCAGATTGTCTAGCCATATATAGTAGCTGTGAAAACAACTCTTCGTGCATAAACTAATCATTCCCCTTCATGGTGTTCAGCATAGCCAGAAGGGCTTTTTTGTATTCATCAGAAAGCGGTTGTCCATCGAACATAGCCATACCTTCTTCGGAAAGTACTTTGTCTAGGTCGACCGGATCGTTATCGTCCTTCTTATTACTGTGCATCTCATCAGTGTTACCTAATAGGTAGTCTACTGATACGCCGAGGACGTCGGCCACGGCTTGCAAATTATTGTGACTAGGCTCTTTGGTTTTCCAAGAATATATGGTGTTCTTACCCAGATGAGCCATTTCATTAACCTTAGTAAGGTTATATCCTCTGAGTTTAGAAACTTCTTTTATTCGTTCCAATACTGTCATATCAAGGGTTTCTCCTGAATATGATGAATAAAAATTAGTCTTAGTCTAAATGAATACTTGCAATATTTTAGACTTAGGCTTATATTTAATTCATCAAGTAATTGAGCAACAAAAAACAGACCTAAAATAATCAATGCTTTGGCGAGCGAATGTTGATATACAGGCGTTTGTTGTGCTTTTTAGTATGCCTTTATATTAGACCTGGTCTAAAAATAAGTCAACTACTTGGTTAACTAATCAACAAACAAGAAAGGAGATTAATGATGACTGAATTGGAGATTGCGGCTAAGAACGTCAAGGATAAGTTTGATATGGCACGTATCAAGACCGGCATTCAATATAAGGAAGTAGCTGAAATGCTAAGTGTGTCAACACAGCAATTATCGCGAGCATTGACTGGAACACGTCCACGCGATATTCAAATTCAAAAGGCGGCGGCACGTATTTACGGTATTGAAATTTAAGGAGAAATAAACATGACAAACGAAGTACAAGTATTTAACGGCTTGAAGATTAAGGAAGTAAACGGACAAGCAATGTTCGATGCAGAGAGTGCAGCAATCGGTTTGGGTATTGTTGAGTCTAATGGCAAGTATGTTCGTTGGCAACGGGTTAATAAGTATCTTGGCGAAAATTCTCCACTTGTGGAGAAAGGTGATTTCATCACTGAACCGCAATTCTATAAGTTGGCTATCAAGGCTAACAACGAGACAGCTGAACGTTTCCAAGATTGGGTAACAACTGAAGTTTTGCCAAGTATTCGCAAGACAGGCGGTTATCAAGCAAAGCCAATGACACCAATGGAATTGCTAGAAACGCAATTCGAAGCGTTGAAGGAAGTCAGTGCCGACCAGAAAGAGTTGCGTGGTGAGTTTGCCGAACTAAAGGAACAGTTTGGACTGCCTAATGATTTGCGTAAGCGATTTACAAAGGCACGCAACAAGCGAGTTGTTGAAGTGATGGGTGGGTACTACGGAACAGCCTACAACACTAAGAAGTTGCGCAACGCAGTATACCGGCAACTTGGGAACGTCATCAAAGACCGTTTTGTTATTAGTGAGTTCGCCAGCTTGCCAATGTCGAAGTTCGATGAAGCAATGAGTTTGACGCAAAACTGGCAACCAGACGAAGTGTTGACGTTTGCAATCAACGGAGCCAATGAACAAGCACTATTGGAGGTTTAATCATGGCGGGAATTTTCAAGTTAACCGATGACGATAAGCAGAAGTTGAAGGATTACGGGTCAGACAACTGGCCACCAATTCTAAGCAGTCACGATGTTGAACTGTATTTTCGAATGCAGTGGGGAACAATCACCAAGACTTATGGTAAGCGTCTAGACTGGCCTGCCTTCAAAGCTGGTGACCGGTGGCAAGTACCATACGCTGACTTGAAGGGGTTTATCTCTGCATATGCATCAGGTCGTATGTACGAAGGACTCAGTGACGTTGTATACGGTGAGGTAGATAAATGATGGATCAAACAACATTGGCAGTATTTTTCGGACTAATGATTATGGGCATGGCACTGTTTTCTCTCGTTGGGGTGATTGCTTACTACTCATTTATTGGGTTGAAGTACGTCTGGTTAAAGCGATTGGGCCCTGCGGTTTACTACCTGATTACAGGCGATGCTAAGTCTTTGCCTAATAGAAAGGCGGTTATATGAAAGTCGGAGAATTTGTAAATTTGCAACAGGTTTTCACTTATAACAAGGTGCATAACGTTGAAGCTCGTTCATTACCAACTGGTGGTGTTCAACTGGGTATTCACGTTAAGAACCACATTGAGTGGGCAACAACACGAGAAGATGTGTTCGACATCTTGGATAAATTGGAAGGCGGTGATTCATGAATAGGCTGAAGGAAATTCGATTAGAGCGAGGATATACCCAAACTCATGTTAGTGATTCTATCGGAGTTGGTCAGAATGTTTTATCGCAATATGAAACAGGTGTAAGGCACCCAAGTCGATTAGCTTGGTACGCATTAAGTGTGTTCTACCGCGTCAACCAAGCATGGCTAGAAGGACTTGAAGATGAAAAAACGCCTAACGGCGGGCACCGTTAAGCGTTGGAAGGAGTAAATCTAACTTAGTCAATTTACTCCTCCAGAATACCACAAGGAGGTATGCAATGAAAAATGAATTGCGATTAGAAGCGCAAAAACGTATGAATCTAGCCTTCAAGGCGGAACAACGTGATAACAATGACGGAACTGTTTCGGAGTTTGAAACGGGCGTTGCTGATGTTTTGAATTGGGTGGCTGACCATGTTTGAGGAACGAATTGATCCACCTGATGACCCAGAAGATAACGAAGAAGCATTTAACAACTACATTGATGAATACGAGGACACAGACTTATGAATGAATTGGTAGTGAATCCAGCGAAGGTTACTCCAGCAATTGTTGAAGTGCCTGGAGTTGATGAATTGGAACAATACGTTGATGGCATGTTGGCAACGTATAAGAAGACGCCGGTGTCAGCAGAAACTTTGGCACAGGCAAAACAAGCACGAACGGATTTAAACAAGGCATATAAGGGACTTGGCGAAACGCGACGCAATATTGCCGATAAAGTAGCCGGTAATTGGCCGGACACAGAAAAGCGCTTGAAAGAAATTGAGAAGAAAATTCAGAGCGTTTCAGATGGCACCTTGAAGCCACAGATTGATGAAGTTGTCGAAGCAGAGAAGCAAGACCGAAAAACGTTGATTCTTATTGAGATTGAAAAAATTGCAACTGAATACAACTTGCCTGCTGAAAAAATTCAATTTGACGATAAATGGCTCAATAAGACTGCGAAATGGGCAGAGACGGAGCAAGCTGTACGGTCTCAATTTGAAAATATCAAGAACGCAGTTCAAGTTCGTGAACTTCAAACGTCAGCTGTCGAAGCATATGCAGCTGAATTGCAAATGGATCCTGCCGGATTAGCTGGGTATGTGGGACAACTTGATTATAAGGATCTAGATGAAGTCAAGGCATCAATGAAGAAAGATGTGAGGCTTGCAAAGGCGCGATTTGCAGCCGAACGAGCTCGTGCACAAGCTGATTTTGATGCTAAGGCAAAGCGCGCAGAGCAAGCCACAAAAATTGGAAACAAGTTAGTAGATCAAGAGACCGGTGAAATTATTGAAGAACCGGAAGCGCTAAAGCGAACGTATATCATTCAACTTTCAGACATTACAGACCAACAATTTGCATATGTAGAACAGTTTATTCACAACAAATTCGATAAGGGATTTGAGGCAAGTGGTGTCACTTATAAGTCAGCCGTACAACGATAGGAGAAAAAATATGGATTTTGCAGAACGTATGCGTAAGAATGAACGAATTTCAACAAACAATTCGGTGTTGCCACCATTCCCAGGAATGTTTCTAGCGTTTAATGCCAGCGAGGGAAAGTTTTCAATCATGGAACCTGGCGCTGATTTTTCTGAAGCAAATGATATTAAGTCAATTACCATCTTGCCTCACTTTATGATGAATCGTGTGAAGTGGACACGTGGAACAGATGAAAAGGCACTCTCAAATTATGTCGTGACTGATACTGAAGAACGGCAACTCTATGTAATCACAATTGATGGTGAAACATATACTGCTGAAACAATGATGGAGCTTAAGCAACAAATCGTGTTGGGCCAAAACGAGCAATTAAAGCAGGAAGAGATTTACGTTGGATATGCAACAGCGTTGGATGACGTTCCACAAAAAAAGCCGTTAGTTGTTTGGTATGTATCCCGTGGAGTTAATGCGTATGTACTTAATGACGCTATTGATGGTGATTTGACCGGCCGCTCAATTATCAAACTTGAGAACAAGGGGACAACTCGAAAAAACAACAGTGGAAGCATTAATAAAGTTTTGGATTTCAAGGTTGATGAAATTGCTGAGGACAAAGTTGAAGGAATGTTGAAATGGGTATCCCAGGACAGTTCGGACAAAATTGTCGAAGCTTACCGTGACGACATGATTAATGCTGCGATGACAACATCTAATCCAGCACCGACGGTACTCGGAACTCAGCAAAATAGCGAAGATGACGTTCCGGATGTACCACCTTTTAATGGTACGCCGGCATTAGATCCATTTGGACAACCAATTAATGAGGTGGGCATTTCAGATGATGAATTGCCTTTCTAAAAAGAGGTAAATCATGAATTTTATCGGCAAGATAACCGAAATAAACGGGCGGTATGTCACTGTCAAGGTAGATGACTTGTTATCTTTAGGGCTAATAAACTCGGTAAACGATGATGAGAATCCTGAAGTTGATGTGACAGTTGTAGACAAACGCCTAATAAGCCCAGTGCAGAGGCGTAAAACATATGCCATTTTGAGAGATATGTCTGATTTCTTCGGTTATACGCTAGATGAAATGAAAAATGTGATGAAGGGGTTGTTTTACGAAACGATGGATGCACATGAATTCAGTTTAGGAAACACTGATATTACTACTGCAAGGACATTTATTTCTTTCCTGTTGGAATTTGCGTTGAAATACCACATTCCAATGCGGAAACCTGCACTGGAATATCAAGATGATTTGGACGTTTACATGTATCAATCGCTTAAAAACAGAAGTTGTGTAATTTGCGGATTGGCAGCAGATGTTCACCACGTTGACACGGTTGGAATGGGTAATGACCGAAGGACAGTTGATCATCGAGAAAAACATTTAATTGCATTATGCCGAGCACACCACAACGAAGCACACAACGTTGGGTGGCCAGTTTTTGCACAGAAATATCACGTTAAGGGTATCAAGCTAGACCCTGAAACATTGCAACGCCTTGGAATTATGACGTTCAAGCGAATGGAGGAAATAGATGGCACAACGACGAATGTTCAGTAAGAAAGTTACGGACACGGATATGTTCTTAGATATGCCACTGTCAACACAAGCATTGTACTTCCACTTGAATATGCATGCAGATGATGACGGGTTTGTAGGGAACATCAACACAATTAAGCGAATGATTGGCGCATCAACTGACGATGAGAAGTTGTTAATTGCAAAACAATTTCTTATTCCATTCGAAGCGAGTGGAGTGGTTGTCATCAAAGATTGGCGACTGCATAACTACATTCGTAAGGATACCTACAACCCAACAATATATGGGGAAGATAAGAAAAAGTTGTCTGTATCCGAGAATGGATCATACTCCGTTGACGCCCCGTCGACGGAAAGTCCACGTCTCGTCAACTGACCGGCGACACAGGTTAGGTAAGGATAGGTTAGGTAAGGATAGATTAGGCTAGTATGGCCCGCCGAGCATCCGGAATCATAGTATACAGGAAAAAAGGATGCGACCGGCCGACGTTGTAAGGAGCACTTTGAATGAATATCAAGGAATTAGAAGAAAAGCGAAGAAATCAACATCAAGAGTTACAAATGCTCTGGATTAATAACAACTTCGGAGACATGGTGGATTCCGTTCGTAAAAAATTCACGATGGACTTGAATGAGTTTCGTGAATTAGGTGGTGCTGATAATGCGTTCGAGATTATGAAATATGCAATCGAGCAAACGTCACTAAGCACACCAAACGCTCCAGCTAGTTACTTATTTGCTATGACGAAGCGCTGGTTAAATAACGGGTTCAAATCTGTCTCGGACATCGAGAAGTTTGAAGCCAAACGTGAACAAAACAAATTAGTACAATCACGTTCACGCTTTGGACAGCCTTTACGGAATGAGTCACCAATTGAAAAGTTCACACCAGAACAAATTGCTGAGCAATCGAAACGTTTGGCCAAAGAAGATGGATTTGATGATCCAGAAGAATGGGTAAGGGTAACGATGGAAAAGTTCCGTGAGTTAAGATCGACACGGGCAGAGCGCATGGCTGATAAAGCAAACAGAGGATTAACATCTAGTGGCAAGCGAGTTGTCACACGTTTTTAAAAAGGAGAACCAGTATGGGTATCAAGAAGATTGAAGATTATGAAATGTCAAATCACGCAGAGCAACAATTGCAAGCTCGTTTCAAGACGTTAAAGAACAACTGGCGTAATTGGCTAACGCAATTCAACATGGATGCAGAATTGGTCAAGATGCAAAACGACGGCACGCAAGTATGGCATAGCGGTGAGGTGGGTATGGTCATCAATCCTCACAGCAAGGTCATCGTGACCGTTTACCACATCTTCTCGAATGATTTCCCAGATGAACTCAAAACCGACCTTGCAGAGGCAGCACAACGCCTAAAAATGGAACACATCAGTTCTTTTTCAAATGGAGTTTATCGAGACAGCACAAAATTTGCATATATGGCCTTTGACACTAGTGAAGAAGATGCGGACAACTTCTACAAAATGACGGTTGAACGCATTCGAGACTTGGAGCAAAAGGCGGATGAGTCAATTAAATATATCGAGGGATTGAATCAACTGATTGTTCTTAAGAACGACGTAGCAGAAGAAGTCTAATAAACAGCCAAGGGTGAAAGGACTGTGAGCCCGTATGGAGGAAATGAACATGGGTAAGAAAATGCCAACGTATGTCGTGTTCAACATGAGCATGGGAAACAATCACCACACACCAGTTGCAACAGGTGATGATCTAGATGAGTTGCTGGTGCAATATCATGGCAAGGCGTATCAAGTCATGGCAGTTAAGCCAGTATTTGAACGGGAGGAATGGTAATGCGCATTACAGGCAAGAAGATGAACGAGTACGCACAAGGTCGCGGGTACACGAATTGGTACGAGTTCCGTGAATATGTTGTATACAAGGAAGCGCAAGAGGCGTTGAAACAGATTAAGGTTTAGGAATGACGCACGAACAATTATTTGAAGCGCAGATTGCGCTTGGTAAAGCAGCAGTAGATTCTGTTTTGGAACTTTTGAAAAGCGACAGTGTGAAGGCAGTTGAACAAAAGTTTGGTTTCTTTGAAGGTGATTCTAAGAACGAATGGAAGATGACAATCGAAAAGGTGGAAGAATAATGGCATATTGGGTTGGCGTGGCATTGACGTTGGTTGCGGCTGGTATCTATGCATACAACGCATATGAAGCAAGCAAAGCGCGCCGTGAATACGAACACAAGGCACAACGGGCAGTTGAAGCTGTAGAAGGATGGCGTGATGCATATCTGAAGGTATATCAAATGAACGACTCGAAAGAAGAGGATCATGCGTAAGTATTACTATTTCAGAGATAAGCAAGGTTACTTCAAACTCGCTTATACGCCAGAAGGCAAGCGTGTGATTTCACGGACGTGGAACAAGCGCCAGGCATATCGAACAAGTAGCAAGTGGCTCATCAAGCACATGGTAAGTAAGTGGTTAGCTGGGTATTACTATTGGGTAGAAGAAGGATAAACAAAAAGCGCCAGACAGAAGTCCAGCGCCATGTAAAAGAATTTTAGGTAAGTTCATTTTAACATGGTTCGGAGGACGTAGGAATGGCACTTTTACCAGCGGTGAATGAGAAGGCAACAAGAGAAGCGGTTCGAGAGTTTTTTGATAGTGAGTGGCCACGTATTGTGAACATGGCTGATATGGGATATGTTGATTTGAAGTCAGTAGAAATTTCAGACATGCCAAGTGCGCGATCATTTGGAAATGCTAACGATGAACGGTTCACGAACCACACTGACGCCGTGTATTACTATGATGCCGTTGTCCATGCCATTAAAGTAATGACACAGCCACACAGGCACTTCATGTGGTTGCGATACGTCCGACACTTAGAATGGTTACAAGTAGAAGCACTGACTGGTTACAGCACTAGACGGGGTCAAGAGATTATCGACGAAGCGTTTCTGTTGTTCGCTGATAATTTTTCTGACGTTGATGATTTACGAGTTAAAGAATAATTTGGAAAGCGCGTATATGGTTCGCAAGTGCCGCATGCAAGGTGCAGACAGTCCAAGTTATTATGATAGAGTACCAAAATTGAAACAAAGCATGTGTGGCGGAATAGGTAGACGCATAATACAATTAAGGCTCAGGCATATTGGGTAAGCCCTGGACGTGTCAGGTGCAAATCCTGACCACATGCATCACATAGCAAAAAATAAATTAAAGGATAATATTCCTTGTATTTGTTTTAAACGACACTGCCAGTTGCTATGTCTGGCGTACATATCAATAGACAGTATAGGAATATACTTTCACTTTTTGTTTTCGTGCTGTGGCTCCAGATATGTGAGCGCACGGTTTTTATTTTGCACTGAAAAGGAGCGACGGCATGAGAATGCATAGGTGTGCAGAGATTGATTGCCGTGAGTTAATTAAACCAGGTTGGACATATTGCCAGCCACGTTATGAAGCACGCATGAAGAAGTATGTACATGCTAAGCAGGCAACGCAGTGCATACATATTACTAATTAAGAAAGGAGTTAGGTACATGGCTAAGATGACACGATGCAGATACGTCAGTCTAGCAGGTATTAGATGCCACAGATTAGCAGAAGAACCAAACCACTACTGCGCTATGCACATCGAACATGAAGCAGAGTATCAAGCTAAGCGGAAGCAGTGGAACGTTAAGCACACGTCACAGTACTACCACAAGTACAACAAGACGCAACGTGTACGCAATGATACCAAGAAGGAACAAGATAAGTTCTATCGCACTAAGCAATGGTATGACGGACTAAGACCAGCAGTGTTGCAACGTGACAACTACCTATGCCAATACTGCAAGGCTAGTGGACGGATGACACCAGGCAAGATAGTTGACCACATCATTCCTTATGAGTTCGATCCAAGCAAGCGTGATGACCTAAGCAACCTAGCAACCATCTGTGCTGCATGCCACACTGGTAAGACACGTTGGGAGCAGGAGTATTACGGTACAGGAGCAGGGAACGAATTAAAGAACGTAGCAGCAGTGCCCGACATTAAATATTTACCAGATTTTATGGATAGCGCTAAAACGCAATGAGAGCCGTTTTAAGCGCTTTTTATTTTGTCCGGAATAATTAGTCGATTGTAGTCTGAAAATTAAATGACCCCGCCCCTGGGTGTCTTAAAAGAAGAGCACACACATTGCTGTTTTCTTGTAGAAAAGTTGGATTTTGAAAAATTTTTAATAGGGGGGTACCCAGCAATTAAGGAGGTGATGTTAGGTGCCACGAAAAAGCTATGAAAGCGAGTCTGACGCTGTTTTGTCGCTGACACCGCCACATCACTTAGGCAAGATTGCAAGTGCCATGTGGCGAAAAATGGTGCCCGTACTTAACGCTTCAAACAAGATGGCTCCATTGGATAAGAATTTGGTTGAAATGTACGCAAGTCAATACGAGATTTATCGAAATGCCTATGAAGATATCAAAGAGAATGGTCAAGTTACCAAAGTTTATAAGACGGTGGTTAACCCAGTGACCGGTGATGTGATTGCTAACGATATGACGGGCTATAAGCGCAACCCAAGTACACAGATTTACTCGGATGCCATTAAGCAGTTGAAATCATTAGGTAGTGAGCTTGGTTTATCACCTGCCAGCCGTGCTGAACTTATGCAATTGAGTTTGGACGACGGAAAAGACAAACCAAGTGCTACGGAACAACTGCAAGCGCTATTGAATGGAGGTGGTGATGATGAGAGTTGATCTAACTCAATCACACGACGTTCTAGGTTGGTACCAGCAACTACATGGCGATTACGCAGATATCAGAACCAAATACAAGGACGCTGGAACAAAGTACGCGTTCAGTGTGTTAGACGGTGAAGTTCTGGCCGGCTACATGATTAAGCTTGCAGCGTTCCGGCATATTCAAGACTTGGTGCGTTCAGAAACAGATGATTCGTTCGATTACCATTACAATGTCAGGGAAGCCAACAAGATACTTAAATTCGCGAGTGTATTTCCTGATGTTGATACTGGTGAACCAATGCCACTTATGTCGTGGGAAAAGTTTGCGCTAACTCAATTGGTTGGGTGGCGTGACCACCTCGGTAACAAACGATATACAACAGCTATTCTGTCAGTTGCGCGCGGACAAGGTAAAACTTATCTAATGGCTATTCTTATGGCCTATGACTTCATGATTGAGTCAATTGGTTTGTCAAACCAAGACTATCTTGTTGCGTCTATCAACTGGAAGCAAACTGGTAAGCTGTTCGGTTACATTGGTACAGCGCTTAATAAGATGACAGCGGTTGAACCGTGGAAGTCTTTGGCTGCCGAATCAGGATTGAAAGTTCAAAATGACCAGATTGTCATGAAAAATTTCAACAACATCATGCGTGCGATTAGTCATGAGTCAGGACAATATGACTCGTTCCACTTCAAGACAGCCGTTTTTGATGAAATTGGTGAAGTTAAGAGTCGTGAAAAGATTGCCAAGATTACTTCTGGTCAGGTCAAGGTGCCTAACAAGCAATTCATTCAAATTTCGACATCATACCCAGACCCAACGGTGCCGTTTCATGACGACCAAAAGGCTGGTCAGCAAATCATGGAACAGGACTGGAACCGCGCAAATGACGACAATTTGGTGCTAGTTTGGGCGCAAGACAGCCTAAATGAGACATTTAAGCCTGAAACTTGGGTGAAGTCGAACCCGTTGCTTGATTTAAAGGGGCAGCATGATGTTTTGCTAAAAGGTTTGACAACTGAACGCGATACAAAGATGCTGCAAGGTGATTTGCCAGCGTTCCAAACCAAAAACATGAATATGTGGCTTGCACAATCAACTGATAGCTTCTTGAACTTGGCTGATGTTGAAAGCGCTGTTGTTCCAGACTTCGATATACGTGGACGCCAAGTTTACATTGGCTTCGACTACTCAATGATGTCCGATAACACAGCACTTGCGTTTGTTTATCCTTATGTTGATCCAGAAGGTAATGGACGATGGCATATTGAACAACACTCATTCATACCGTGGCATAAATCTGGTTCTATTGAAGCCAAAGAGAAGCAGGACGGTATCAACTACCGTGAAGCTGAACGACTTGGCTATGCCACCATTACTAGCCACGAACAAGGAATGATTAATGACGACGAAGTTTACGCTTGGTTGCTTGATTATGTTGAAGAAAATGACTTGGACGTGCTGTTCTTTGGTTACGATGCAATGGGAGCTACTAACATGGTGAAGATGCTTGAAAACAATTCAGTGTTCCCACTGCAACCAATTAGGCAGCGCACAGGTGAGCTGAAAGACGCCACCAAGTTCTTACAACGCATCTTTGTTGAGAATTCGGTTGACCGATTAGACGATATCACAATGGAAAAGGCGTTGTTGAATGCCGTGCTACGTGAAGACAGTGTGGGAATTCAAGTTGATAAGACAAAAGCCACGCTAAAAATTGACGTTGTGGACGCTATTATCGACGCCATGACACAAGCGATGTATCACTTTGAAGAGTTTGGAATGGTAAATGATGCCACATGGCAAGTTGAACACATGAGTGCACAGCAAGTTGCGGACTGGTTCAACAGCGCAGAAAGTGGGTTGCTTGATGATTACTAAGAAAATTAAAGACTTAGCACGAGCGATTAGGGCTAGGTTGGACGTTATTTTGTTCAGCTTGGCACTAGTCGCTTTTGTTTTGACCATGTTTTTAACGATTAATGCACTGGCTGGTGGAATTTCACTGACTATTGCACTTGCTGTTGCCGGATATGGCGTCGTACTTATCGACAATGGCACCAACATTAACAGAAAGGAGTAACGGAGTATGGCAGTATTCAAGCCACCCAAGATTAGCAACATGTTCGCTGCTACTTCTGACGGTGGCAGTTTAGATGACGGCATTGTCAACTTTCTAACTGGTGGTAATTCAGATTATGTGTCTGTGCGTGAAGCAATTCATAACAGCGATTTGTACTCGTTGGTCTCACAAGTCAGTGGTGACCTTGCAAGCTCACGATTAATTGCGGACGCAACACGTGCACAGGGTATTTTGAATAACCCTGATCAACGAACTAACCCGCACGCATTCTGGCAATCATTCTTTGCTCAAATGTTGTTCAACGGTGAAGCGTTTGCTTATCGTTGGCGCAATGCTAACGGACAAGACCAACGTTGGGAACAATTACGGCCTTCACAAGTTCAACCGTACATCACCGATGACGGTAGCGGGTTGTTATATCAAGTGTCATTCGATGAACCAATGATTGGTACGCAATTCTTTGGTCAGGGTGACATTATCCACGTTCGATTGATGAGTACAAACGGTGGTTTGACTGGTATCAGTCCACTCACGGCATTAAGCAACGAATTAAACGTAAAAAGAGAGAGCGACAAGCTCACAATTCAAGCGTTGAAGCAGTCGATTAATGCAAACGGTGTGCTGTCTATCAAGGGTGGCGGTTTGATTGACTGGAAAACTAAGGCATCACGTTCCAAGCAGTTCATGAGTCAATACACCGCTTCAAATGGTGGGCCAATTGTGCTTGATGATTTGGAAGATTTTAAGCCGTTAGAAATCAAAAGCAATGTTGCAGCACTTTTGGGACAGGTCAATTGGACTTCAACCCAAATTGCCAAGGTGTACGGTGTACCAGATAGTTACTTGAATGGTACAGGTGACCAACAATCATCACTTGACCAAATCAAAGGACTGTACGCAAACGCGCTTAATCGCTTTATGAGTGCCGTTGTTGGTGAGTTAAACACTAAGCTTTCCGCAAACATCATGGCAGACGTGCGACCAGCTATTGACCCAATGGGTGATAACTATCTTGGCATGTTGGCAAATATTGTTAAGCAAGGTGCACTTGGCCAAAACCAATTTGAATATCTGGTGCGAAAACAAGGTTATTTGCCTGACGATATGCCGATTGCAATTATGCCTAAGCCAACAATGAAGGGAGGTGACAAGGAAGATGAAGAAAATTAACGTCAAGGGCGCTGTCATGGATAACGATAGCGCATGGTTTTACGACTACTTTGGCATGGACTATACAAGTCCTAAGTCAGTAGCAGACGTATTGAACGATGGTGAAGTTGATGATGTTGTGGTGAATATTTCATCGCCTGGTGGTGACGTGTTCGCAGCCAGTGAAATCTATTCAGAGTTGAAGGCATATTCAGGCAACGTCACGGTCAATGTGCAAGGACTAGCAGCTAGTGCTGCATCTGTAATTGCGATGGCCGGCGACACGGTGAATATGGCTCCAACCGCTCAACTGATGATTCACAAGGCATCAACTATCCAAGGTGGCAACTCTGATGACATGGACAGTGCATCAGCAATGCTAAACAACACTGATAAGTCAATTGCGAATGCCTATCAACTAAAGACAGGTAAGTCACAAGCTGACCTGTTGCAAATGATGTCTAACGAAACATGGTTGAACGCACAAGATGCAGTTGATCAAGGTTTCGCAGACAGCATCATGTTTGTAGATGAAAATTCACCGCTTGTGACTAATTCACTAGAAGGCGCATTGCCACCTAAGTCAGCCATTAACAAGCTGATGAACATCATAGCTAATGAGAAGCAAAAAGAAATGAATAACAAGACTGATAGCCAGCCTGTGGACGATTTGAAAGCCCGCAAGTTGGCTATTTTGCTAGACAAATAAATTTACGAGGTAAAAATACATGGATATTCAAGCATTGAACGACGCCTGGGTTGCAGCCGGACAACACTTGTCTGACTTGCAAAACAAGGCGGCTTTGTTGGTGAACGACGACGCAGCAGACGTTGACGCTATTAACTCAATTAAGAACGACATCGAAGTTGCAAAGGCTAAGCGTAACTTGGCAAAGGACAACTATGATCGTGCCGTTGAAGACCAAGCACATGCAGTTTTGAACGACCCAGACGCTGGCAAGAAGCCATTGAACGACGAAGAGGTCAATATCAAGGACAAGTTTGTTAAGGACTTTGTGGGAATGATGAAGAATGACCCAAAGGTGGTCAACTTGGTTTCATCATCAACTGACGAAAATGGAAACGCAATTGGTTTGACGATTCCACAAGACATTGAGACGGCTATCAACACGTTGAAGCGTCAATATGATTCATTGGAGCAATACGTCAACGTTGAAAAGGTTGGAACGCCTAACGGGTCACGTGTATTTGAGAAGTGGTCGGACATCACGCCATTGACTAACTTGGATGCAGAAGATGGTGTAATTGCCGACAACGACGACCCTAAGCTATCAACCGTCAAGTACTTGATTAAGCGTTATGCAGGTATCACGACGGTAACTAACACGTTGCTGAAGGATACGGCAGAAAACATCTTGGCATGGTTGTCATCATGGATTGCAAAGAAGGTTGTTGTTACGCGTAACGCTGCCATCATCGCTGTTATGAACGCAGCACCAACTAAGCCAACATTGGCAACGTTCGATGACATCAAGAAGATGGCTTTGACTGCTGTTGACCCAGCTATCCGTGCAACTTCATTCTTCATGACTAACACGTCTGGTATTTCTGTTTTGGCAACGGTTAAGGACGCAGACGGGCGTTACTTGTTGCAACGTGATGTTACTCAACCTGAAAACTACATGATTGAGGGTAAGCAAGTAATCGAAATCGCTGACAAGTGGTTGCCTTCAAACAAGGGTGCAATGCCTTTGTACTTCGGTGACTTGAAGCAAGCTGTAACGTTGTTTGACCGTGAAAATATGTCATTGTTGTCAACTAACATCGGTGGCGGTGCCTTTGAAAAGGACTTGACGAAGCTACGTGTCATTGATCGCTTTGATGTTAAGACAACTGATGCCGATGCATTTGTGGCTGGTTCATTCACGGCTATTGCTGACCAACCTGCAAAGATTGTTCAACAAGCTGCTGCAGCCGGAACGCAAGCTTAATAGGCAGGTGAGTTAAATGACGGTCAATATTGAACAATTCAAGACACTAATGCGTGTTGATTTTGCTGATGATGACGCAATTATCAATGGCTACTTGTCTGCAGCTGAAAATTACATCAAGGATGCAATTGGAACGGATGGCAATTTCTATGCTGAACCTGCTGTTGTTGACCGTTACGAAACTGCTGTCTATGCCTATGCTGGCACGTTATACACGTACCGTATCAGTATGACTGAAAGTAAGGCGGTAACAATGGACGCCACTGTCAACTCAATCGTTGGTCAGTTGCGTGGCAAGTATGCGGAATGGGAGGAAGCACATGCGTCCAATTGAATATAACAAGCGTTTATCTTTTGGTACTATCTCGACAACAACAAACCCAAATACAGGCGGGCCTGTGCGAGCTTTCGTTCCAAAGTTCACTGTATGGGGTCAAATTAGGCGTCGCACTATGGCTAATAACTATTCTGTGATTGCTAATGGTTTGACCGACACACAGGACGTTGTTATTCGTCACAACAAGGCCGTTAATGATAGTTTGCTAATGGTTATGGATAATGAGCGGTACGAGATTAAAAACGTCTCTCCTGACGAAACACAGGGGTTTAACAAGCAGGATATTTTGACAGTTCAAAAAGTGAAGAAGACGGGTAAGTAGTTATGGCTGATTTGCACAACGACGATGATTTCGGAAAATTACTAGACTACTGGTTGGATAACGTTGAAGCCGTAACATCCCAACTCTCACCCGAAGAACAAGCTGAAATAACCAAAGCTGGTGCCTACGTTTACGCTGACAAGTTGAAAAAGGCAACGCACGAAAGGCACTACCGCGATGGTGTTGATGAAGAGTTGCACTTGGTGGATGACGTTAAGTCTCAAAATACCAACCTTGGTGGTGAGATTGACGGAAGCTCAACTGTTGGTTTTGGAGAGAAAGCATACATTGCAAGGTTCTTGAATAACGGAACCAAGTTTATGAAGGGCGATCACTTTGTTGAGAATACGCGTCAAGAATCAATTGATGACATTCTCACAGCTGAAGCGATTGCTTATAAGAAACGAATTGACGAGGCACAATCATGACACTAGCAAGTGATGTGGCAGACTTCTTACGGGATTTGAAACTGGACTGGCTAGATGCCGTCTATGCGGGTTCAATTCCGCAAGAATTAGCTGCCGACACAGATAGTACCGTGGCATTAGTCACGGAAGTAATTGAGACACCAGATGAGTGGAACAACAACACATTTTCTGCGTTGTCTCAAACTGCACAAGTTCAAATATTTTACGCAACTAACTTCGGTGTTCCTATGCAGGATGTCGAAGTTTTTTTGATGAAAAAATTCATGTCCGCTGGTTGGACTATTGCGGTCAGCGAGTCACACAACATCGACCCAGACACGAAACAAGTATTCAAGACGTTGCAATTTGAACGAATGAAAGACATTTAAGAAAAGAGGATTTAGCTAATGGCTATGACAAAGGGTGGAACCATTGGTGTTGACTTGGTCACTTTGGCCTTGCTTGATGATTCAGGTAAGTTGCTGACTGGTGATAATGGTCTATCAACCAACGGTATTTTTATTATCACTGACGAAGTTTTGGGTACTAACCAAGCTAACGTTACCAATTTGGAAGGTACGGTTACTGAAATTTACGGTAACAACGGCGCAGTTGATTCATCAACTGGTAAAGGTAACACGTCAATCGCATTCGTATTTAACGCGTTGCCAACCGATGTAAAGCACAAGATTTTGGGTGACGTTTCAGATGGTAAGGGTGGCTGGTTGCCATCTCAAATCAAGCCGCGTGTTGCGACGCTGATCCAATCGCACCACTTGGACGGTTCTGACGTGTTCTACGGATTTGGTAATGGTAAGTTCACTATGACGGCGTTGAACTTGCAAACGTCAACTAACACCGAACAACGTGTAACAGACCAAATGACCTACACGGCTTTGGATGTTCCTGCATGGAAGCAAAACCACAAGACTTATGAGGCGTCAGACGCTGGTTTCTCAGAAGCCACGATGATGTCAGAAGTATTTGGCGGTTACACGGCCAGTACGGGCACAACTACTCCAGCCAAGTAATTAATGGTAAAAATGGGTTTACGCATTTCAAATGCCAAAACCTGCAAGCTGGTTTTTAAAAGGCCAGCTTGATACATAGCTAAAAGAAAAAGAGGTAATAAATCATGACCATAAAGCTATTTATTAAGGAATTGAAGCGCAAGCCATTCGAAGTTAAGGCATCAACTCGTTTGATGATGGCAGCAACCAAGATGCAATTGGATCAGGCAAACTTTGAAAAGAAAATTCAGGAGGAAACGAAGGACTTGCCTGATGCTGAGGCTGGCGCAGTTACAATGCGTGGCATGCTGAACACAATGCAAAGCCAAATTGATTTTGTGACCGATACATTGAATTTGGATGACAATTTGCAAGATAAGTTGGTGGACCTTGAACCAGCACAAGTTTCTGAAATTGCTGTCTATATCACGCAACGGTTGATGGGTATGAGTGACGAAGACATTCGACTTTCACAAGCCGAAAATGAAGCGGGTTTAGCCGAAAAGTAACACCTGAAGAACGTATTTATGAGTATCAAAACACATTGGACGATATGCGGCGCATGGCCAAACAGACCATGCAGGACTATAACTGGACGCCTGATCAGTTTTATGAACTAGATTACTTTGAACTAACCGAAATGTTGGCTGTTGGTGATGAGAATAGTCGTTTAGTTGATCCGGGGGCGGTCCTTTAATGAATGAGGAAAGGAGGATAAAAACATGAGCGAAAAAGTAGCCGGTACATTATCGACTAGCATTAAACTTGATACCGCAGAAGCTGCCGCAAATGCTAAGAATTTACGTACAGAAGTGCGACAACTTAATACTGAGTGGAAAGCACAAGAAGCAGTGCTAAAGTCCACTGGTGACAATCTAGGTGCTGCTGAAGCTAAAATGAATGGTCTATCACAGACTGCAGAAAAGCAGAAGCAATACATCAATGCTTTGAAGATGGAGCAACAGTCATATAACGATGGTACCGAGAACGGTGCCAAGAAGATGGCTGAACTTCAATCTCAAATCGAACAAGCTACCGCTAAGTACAACAAACAGCAACAACAATTGGCTAAAACTAAGGAAGCCGTTGATTATTACAAGTCTGGTTTGTCTGAACTCAATAGCGAGATGAAGCAAAACGAGCAAGTAGCTAACAGTCGTATTTCACGATTGGAAGCAGAAGGAAAATCAACAGAGGCTGCCGAAGAAAAGGCAAAGTTATTGCGGTCACAAGTCGATAACTTATCGGAAGCATACGAGAAACAAGTTGCTCAACTAAACAAGTTAGAACAAGCCGACAATGTTTCGTCAGAAAGCATGACTAAGCAACGCGTTCGAGTGAATGAAGTAGCTGAATCACTAGCTAAAGCAAAATCTGAACTTACAAGTCTTGAAAAATCAGGGAAGATTGACTTGCACCTAACCGGTTTATCACGTGCCAAGGAACAGGTTGGCGATATTAAAGAAAAGTGGTCAGGATTAAAGACTTCAATTGCTGGTTCTGCCATTGGTAACACGGTTGCTAACATGTTCACTTCATCGTTGGCCACCATTGGCTCACACTTACGTGAAGCCGCGGCCGCTGGTGCTGAATACGACAAAGAACAGCAAGTTATGCAAGCAACGTGGAACACGTTGACTGGTAGCGCATCCAAAGGTAAAGACATGGTCAAGTCAGTTAATGACATGTCAACTGCGTTTGGACAATCAAGTGATCTAGTGAATGAGTTGGATCAGCAGTTCTATCACGTGTTCAACAACAAGGGCCAAACCGAAGATATGACTAAGGCCATTTTGACCATGTCAGACACTATCGGAATGTCTAGCGAAGAAACCACACGCTTAGGGCTTAACTTCACTCACATGATGACGTCAGGTCGCATGCAGTTAGGTGATTTCAACATGATCACTGACCAATTGCCTATGTACGGAGAGAAATTACTTGATTATGAACGCAAGGTTCAAAAGAATAGTCAATTGACGATGGCACAGTTACGTGACCAAATGTCCGCTGGAAAGATTAGTGCCAAGGATGCTGAAGCCGTCATGGAAGAACTTGGCGATAAGTACGCCAAAGCTTCTGAAAACATGATGGGGACTATGTCCGGCATGGAGCGTGTTATCAGTGCGCGTGGCAAGGCGTTGGCTGGTGCGTTGATTAATCCAATTTTACAAACTAAGAATCCGTTGTTTGAAGCTGTATCGAAATGGGTATCAGACCAGTCAACGATGAAAGAGTTTGACAAAGTTGGCGACGCATTCAGCAAGGGACTTGGAACCATTACAACTGCGTTTAGCAAGGTGTTCAAAGGCATGTCATTCAACAGAAGCGCCAACGGATTCATGGATAGTCTTGCTAAAGGTGTTGAGTCACTGTCTAAAGTCATTGCAGCACACGCACCTGAAATTGTTGATGGTGTGAAGTCTATATGGCAGATAATCAAGATACTTAGCGAGATTGGCGCTGGGGCGTTCAAAGCAATTGTAGGTGGTGTTGAGTCACTAGCTAAGGGCGCCGCTTCACTTATGAATGGTGGCAAGTCTGCTAAAACATTTAGTGACGCGCTGGCAGAAATTGCTAAGCATAAGACAGCATTACAAGCCGTGGGTGTCGTATTAGCTGGTATGTGGGCCACATCAAAGATGGTTGGGTTTGCATTAAAGTTGAATGATACACGTCACACGCTAATGGATTTTGGTGGCACCGCATTAGATGTCGGTAAAAAGATGATATTCAAAGACGGCGAGGTTGGTGCAGCTAACCTTACTAAATTTGGTGGCGCTTTGCGAGGACTTGGCTCAGCATTTGCAACTGCCGGGAAATTTTTACTGACCAATCCTTTCGGCATTCTTATTACTGCGTTAACAGTGCTGGGTGTCGCTCTGTTTGAATTGTACAAGCATAATGCTAAATTCCGTGAATTTGTAAACGGTATGGTAAAGAGCGTCGGAACTTTTGGTAAATCGGTTGCCAAGGGATTTAATAGTGCCGTAAAAGCGGTGGTAGATTTTGGTAAAACTGTCGGAAAATCATTTAACGGTATAGTTAAATCTGTTACAAATTTTGTGGGCAATGCGGTAAAAGAAGTTGAAAAAGTCGGTTCTAAAATGCTTGCTGGATTAAAGAAAGGTTGGAACGCATTCGTTAAAGGCGCCGAAGCTTTGTTCAAGACTTTAGGCAAGATTTTGTTGATTTCAATTGCTTTACCTGTTGGCTTAGCGGTGATCATTTGGAAGCCAATCCAAAAGATACTCGCTAGTGTTATCAATTCAATTAGCAAGTGGTGGAAAGAAAATATCGCCAAGCCATTTGCTGAAGGGTGGAAAGATGTTACTAGTACCGTCTCTGCGGGCGCAAAAACAATCGAAAAGACATTAGACAGCGTTTGGAAGGCCGTCAGCAATACTTGGAAGTCTGCTTGGAACGCAATCTTTAAATTCTTTGACGGTATTTGGAATAGCATTAAGCGCGTAGTAACTGCGGCTGCAGATTGGATTGGCAATAGACTAACAGCTGCTTGGAAAATCATCAGCAATGCTTGGAAGTTATATTGGAATGCCATCAGCAAGTTTTACGGTGGTATTTGGGACGACATCAAGCGTGTTGGTTCGGTAGCCGTTGACTGGATTGCTGATAAGTTGAACGGCATCTGGAAAGTAATCACCAGTGCATGGAATTATTACTGGAATGCCATTAGTAAGTTCTGGGGTTCAACATGGGATGGCATTCGCTCAACTGGTGAAGCTGCTTGGAATTGGGTGTCTGACAAAATTAATAGTTTCTTGAAGTCGGTAAGCAACGTTTGGAATGATACTTGGACATCAGTTGGTAAGTTCTTCGGTTCAATCTGGGACGGCATCAAATCAGACGCTAAGTCAGGGTTCAATGATGTCATTGGTGTTATTAACACTGGTATCGGTGCCATTGATAGCGTTATTCACGATTTTGGTGGTTCAGAACACGCGTTGAAGTTAATTCCTAAATTTGCCAACGGTACGCCTGGCGCACCAAAGGGATTAGCATTGGTCAACGATGAAAAGTCATCCGACTACAAAGAAGCGATTATCGACAATAAGGGCGAGATGAAAATCTTACAAGGTCGTAATCGTCTTGTGAACTTTGAAGGTGGCGAAACTGTCATTCCAGCATCAGCAACCAAGCAGATGATGAACGCATTTGGAATTAATGCCTACGCTGACGGCACAAGTGGCTGGTTCGGCTCAATTACTGGCTGGGTTAAGGATAAGTGGGACACGTTGAAAAACGTAATCAAAGACCCTGTGAAAGCTTTGACTGGTGTCATGAATAAAGCAGTGAATGTCGCTGGTAAAAGTGATTTCGTTCAATCGTTTGCACCAGGTGCATCGCATGCTTTGCTGTCTGCAATTTCTGATCCGATTAAGAAAATGCTGAAGCAGTTATCTGATAAACACGATACAGAAGATGGTGGTGGTCAACACGGAAACCCTGGTGGTGCTGGCGTGCAACGGTGGGCTGATTTGGCAAAGAAGGCTTTGGCCGCCAATGGTTTGTCGACTGCCGACGATATGATTCAACGTGTATTACGTCAAATCAACACAGAATCTGGTGGTAATCCTGGGGTAACACAACCCGGAACTGACCCTGATGGTGATGGTTCTGGACCTGCTATAGGTTTGATGCAAACCAAGCGTGCGACATTTAATGCAAACGCATTTCCTGGTCACACTGATATTTTCAATGGTTACGATAATATTCTTGCCGGATTGCATTATGCTAAGAACCGTTATGGTGACAGTTTGTCATTCTTAGGAAACGGGCATGGTTATGCTAATGGTGGGCTAATTTCACAACATGGACTGTACGAAGTAGCTGAGAGAAACATGCCAGAGATGATTATTCCATTGGATCAGGCAAAGCGAAGTCGAGCAAAGCAATTGCTTAATCAAGTAACTAATAACTTTGCAGCAACTGACCCGCATCCAACTATTTCGGAAAATGCAACGGTTTCTGATTTAAGTGCCATTACACAACGGTTGGACGGTGTTGTTAAGCTGTTACAAGACTTAATCCAAGCGGTTTATGGTACGGCTATTACCCAAGGACAAGTCTATGACATGGTCAATAATCAAACTAAGCAACTGAATATGTTGAACCAATTTGCAAAGGGGTGATTAGATGGATAATTTTGACATGACACCTGCAATTGTAACCGCATTAGTTGCACAGCAAGACCCAACAATCGACGATACGGTTGATATTGATATAACAGACTATGTTGATGCCGGAGCAGGTACATCCTTAGATGATGATGGTAACGTCGCAACGGATGATGTTGGCGACCCGGGCATTTTAGCAAGTGATTCGGTAGTAACGGATAACCCATTGCCTGACGATGTACAACAAGATACCGACACGCCAATTGCTGGCTTTGATACTGATGGTTGGAATCCGGTTGATTATAGTTACGATGAAAATGGCAATTTTGTGGTGACAAACCCTGTTAATGATGGTTTGCAACCTGATTTTGACAGCGACGACATACTGACATCATCTGATTTCTAGGTGGTGTCTTTTTTCTTGGAGTTTTTCTCCAAGGTACATATAAAGCAAGGAGGAACGACAATGGCGAACACAAAAACGCCACGAAATGCCCAGGGGCAAACCTATGAAGAATGGTTAGCTCAAAAGGTGAAGTTGTCACGTGGCAGCAAATATCAAATTAAACTAGACGAATTTATCTATGGTATGGACGTTGCTGCGGGTATTCGTGGGGTCCATTCATCTGACCTTGGGTTGATTGTCGGACACGTTAGCAAGCCACTGGCTCCAGCGATTACAGACAACACGCAAACGGCCGTTAATAAATACGGAGTTATCTCGCAAGGATTGTCATATGGCGCCCGTACCATCAACATTCCAGTGACTTTAAAGGCCAATAGCAATGAAGATTATCAAATGCGGGTGCACCAAATCGCAGCTGCATTATTATCTACCGACACTGATGATGACGTTTCAATTACCTTTGGAGATGAACCAGACGTTCAATACTACGGAAAATTTACGTCATTACCTGATTTTCAATTTATTAGTGTTGGTTCTTACGATGCGACGGCCACATTTGTATTTACCTTACATGATCCACGTGGGTTTATCACGGTTCAAGACAGCACAATCAAATTATCGAACGGAACCACCATTAGTGCCGCACCTAATGAATTGGTGAAAGTAACCAGTAATCCCTTTGTTTACACGCCTAAAGGTACCGGTCCAGCTGACCCGATTTTTCACATCATTCCTAAGAAAGGAGTGAACACGTCACGGTTTGGCATGCAGCTATCCAAAAAAGAAGGTGTATGGGTTGGTGAAGATTTGGCTGACGTAAAGGTTGATACCAAGCCCTTGCAGTTTGATGATGATACAACCGATATGTCTAAGTGGTCGATTGTGACACCACTTGATAAAGGAAACGGTCGATTTGATGGAAATCTAACGTTTAGTTTGCCACGTTCTGGACGCGTTACTAATGGTTCCGTCGGTTTGAATAACAACGGTCAGGGTATCAAGCTAAATGGCAAATTTGCCGATTTGGCTATGCCTTGGGGTCAATGGTATGGACCGGTAATTGAATCGCAACCAATTGGTGATTTGACTGGGGATATTAATCCCAAAGACCCTGACAAAGTTGGCAGCTGGGAAGTTGAAGTGACATTGACACACAGACGTTATTACGACCGTGCATCACAACAAGTTGAAGCCATTTTGCTTGATATGAATGGGAAGCGTCGGGCGCGTGTTGGCCTTGGTGACGGTGGAAACAACGGACAAGCTTCAGGTGCCTGGATTTTCTTTGGAGCAGATGAAAAGGCAGAAGCAACAGCGTTGGCTAGTGGTCTTGGTTCTGCATGGGTTATGCCACCACACGTTACCAATAATCGCGATGTGACTGTGACTGTTCCAGACCACTATGCATTAACAAATTCTTTTTTGGAATACCACAAAATTACGACCTATACGTATGAAAGCTGGGATGGAACGTATAAGACCACTCGAACGATTAAGGTTGAAGAATGGTCATACCATTCCGACACTACAAATAAAAATACGTATTACAAGAAAACGTTGAGTGATACGACTGAAAAGCACAAAGAAAGCGGCTTCTTGGTTTGGTGGTGGAGCTATCACTTTGGTAACTCAAATAGCGATAAGAACGGCACTCAGCACGTTGGAGATTTGCATTACTGGGAGGTTGGTAATTACGTACGTGATCATGATTACGCTCACGCGCCAGCTGATAAGAGTCGCCGCTATACCAAACGTACGCCGATTAATATTTGGATTAACAATCGAACTTTCGTTAATCAGGTATTTGAGAGTAATTCAGCGAACGGAAAAAAGTGGGTGCAAACTACCGATGCACGTTATTACAACGGGACTGACCCAATTCACGGTAAAGTTGGTGTGTTGTATCAACTGAGCCAACCAACTAAGACCAGTACGTCGAATGGTAATCAAAAAACATCAACGCACTGGATTCCAATTGATTACTCGTTCACCGACAAAAACGAACACGATGCTTTGGATAGTGCCACTGTTAAGTTCGTTGTTGGTTACGACACTGTGAACCACAATGGTTACTACGCTGAAATGTGGCGCATGTCTGACGAAACGGGTACCGCTAAGCCGTTAGATAGCAAGCCATTCTGGAAGTTTGAGGATCCTAAAGGCATGAAGCGGGCTGGACGATACAAGTTCAAACCTGGGCGTGTCGCTGTTTGGTACGCAAAAACCAATATCCAAGAGGATATTCTTGATCCGTCAACAAATAAACCCGTGAAGCTATATACCAACGACAGACTGGATGTTAGTCGCATCCGGGCTTATCGCGTGTTCAAGAAACCATCACAAGCCGACATGATTACGCTGAAAGCTGGTCAGAAAGCTATTATCGATTTCACTGATGAAACATTGTCGATTAACGGCAAGATTGAGAATAAATTGATTGATATGTACTCAACGTTCCCGCAATTGAAGGGCGGCGTGAGTCAGCGTTGGACATTCAGTGCAACTGGTCATTCGTTGAAGGATTTTGACGTGTTCATGGAATACAGGCCAACATATAAGTAAGGAGGAAGCTAAATGTACACAGTTCTAGATACCGCGTTAAATGTCGTTGGCTTCTTGTCAAACAAAGGACGCGGTGCAAATGATTTCTGGGGCGATACGATTTCACAGCAAATTGCAGACACTCAGGATATTTTGGGTAACGTTGATTTAACAGTTGATAATGTGAGCCGAAACATTGATGTGTCTGGTAACACCAAAAACTGGAACCACACGTTAAGTGGGATTTCATTCAACAATACGCCAGTTGGAGCACAAGTCGAAAACGGCTATTACTTGCTATACAAGGATGACGCTACTAACCGTCATTATTTGATGCAGTTAACGTCGGTATTAGAAAAGGTGACGCCTGGTGGTCAACACTACAAGACGGCTACTGGTGTAAACGCTGCGCTTTATGATTTTTCACGCATGATTGTTGATGCCAAGGAATTTTATTCAGCGCCAACTGGTACGCAAACGCTGGGATCATTACAAAATATTTTGAAGTACTTGTTAGGTCATGCTGGCTGGAACGTTAATCTTGAAGACTATAATTTCCCTGACGTGCAATACTCAATCAGCGACAACACATCAGTTCAATCGGTTTTGCAAGACATTATCAAGTTGTTTGATGTTGACGTCGATGCATATGTCACTTTGACACCGCAAGGCCGATTGGCAAAACGAGTTGTTGAATTCAGACGAACTATGGGAACGGACAGTGGCGTCACTATTCGCTATGGCAAGAACATGACGGATATGACACGCGAAGCGTTGTCGGATTCAATCTATACGAAGCTTTATGTGCAAGGCGCCAATAGTTTGAAGATTAGTAGTGTTAATAATGGTTTGCCGTATATTGTCGATGAGTCAGCCAACAAGCGGTATAACCCGGTTGGCGCATCATCATCACCGGAAACATTCCGTGAAGGCACGGTTATTAATTCGATGATTACTGACGCACGGTCACTATTGGCTTGGGGTAAGAAACAGTTACAAGCTTTGAACCACCCACGTATTAACTACACGATTAGTTCAATTGCATCAACGGAAGCGGGACTTGGTGACACTATTCGAGTACAGGACTTGTACACATCACAACAGATTTTGCTGACTAGTCGTGTCATTCAAAAGACGATTAGTTTTGCCAATCCAACGATAAACACATTGGTGCTGGGCGAGTATTCATCTGTGTTAGGCGACAAGACCAAGAACGTTGATTTAATTGCACGCCTTGATCAAGTTTCAAATGATGTTACGGTCGTTTCACAAGCTGCTGTTAACAACAAGGTGATTGCGGAGGCCGCTTCAAACGCTGCTACGCAAGCAAATAATGCAGCTGCAAATGTAGCCATCACTGCTTCTGGCATTTCACAAACGGTGGCAAGTAATGACGCTAAGACCACAGCAACGTTTGCAACACTGGCCGACCAAATCATGACGGAAGTTGCAAATCGTAAAACTGGTGACAGCGATACTCAAACGCAATTAGCCAACTTAAATTCAACCGTGGTTAAGAATTCAACGGGCATTGCAACGTTGACACAAACGGCTTCTGCAATTCAGGCGACTGTTGCAACGAAGACGGATAAGTCAACGGTGTTGCAACTGTTTAGTGATAACTTTGAGGCCGGAATCAAGGCAAATACAGGTGCACTAATTGCTGGTATTAATGCTGATACATCTGGTACTACGATTGCCGGAAAGCATATTACGCTGGACGGAAGTGTAACTGTCACAGGTGCATTCGTTTCGAAAGCATTATCAACAGCCGACGCAACGATTACCAAGGTACTGACAATCGGTTCTGGTGGATCAATCGTTAACACGTACACTAAGTCCGGGACATTCACTGGATACAGTGGGCAAGTTTCCTACTCGCTAAGTGGTAAGTTCACTTTTAACAATTCGGGTATTAGCTTCGGTGGCACTGCCAAAGGGCCAAACGCACCCACATCAACATCTGGTGAAGTTTCGCAACGCGGCATTCCTTTTGTTCCTACACAGTGGAACGCATCAAGCGTTGTTAATGAGGCATTGATGCAGATGAGCGCAACTGCAGTAAAAGGATACTCGGTTAAGAGTGATGTTTTAGCTAGCGGTGACAGTAGCTACTTGAACTTATCAGCATTCAATATTCAGCTTAATTCTGGAGGTTACGACACCTATATTGGGCCGGACATGATCATGACAGATGGACAAGTGCAAGCGAGCGCATTCACTGCAAGGGGCACGTCATACTTCAAGAATATTGAGGCTGGTGTGGTTGATAGTGGACCGATTCGATTGAATAACGCCCACACAATCTTCACTACTGACGGAACAACGCTTTATCTTGCTGGAGGTGCGCAAGGCGGTGGTGCCGGTGTTCAAGTCACCGATAACTTTACTGTTAAAGGTGATATGTCAGTGGGAACGGTTAACGCGGGCAGAAACATTAACGTTGGTTGGGACGTGATTAAAAACGGTACTGGGTTGCACCCGGATTACTTTAACAACACGTTGCCAGGCATCCACATCATGGGTACTAACTCCGGTATTGCATGGGACATCAAGAATAAGTTGGCATATATCATTATCGAAAATAGTTACAAAGGGCTAGGAAACAATAACACTGGCACTGGTAAATGGAAGAATTAGGAGAACAACATGAAACTTAAGAATTCACAGCTATATCCTGTATTGAATTATTTGCAATCACTGACACTACCGGCTCAGGTAAGTCGAGCAAAGACAAAGATAGTTGGTAAAATTAATGATATTTTGCCGGAATTGTCGCGTGATGAAAACGATTTGATTGTACGATTCAACGGTCAACAAGTTGACCAAGGCGTCGATTTTGGAACAATTGAAAATCGACAGGCTTATCAAACTGAGTGGGATAAGTTGATGAACGAGACTGTGATTATCACGATTTCTGAATATCCAACACTAGAACAAGCGTTGAAGGATTACTTCATGTCATACGATGGTGATATTGCACCTGAATATGCTGATGCCTTTGACGCTTTTTATGATGCCTTAGAAATTGAAGAAAACGAGGAAAACTAATTATGGATAAGTTTTTGGAGTTATTTAACAAAGGGTTGCATTCTCAAACAATAAACTTGGTACATGAAGACCAACGAAAAGTTGATACATTAAATCTAAATAACGTTATTCAAGGAACATTTTTCGCTGACGTAAAATAAGTTAAACTTGTTGTATATTAGGAGGATATATAATGAGTTTTGTTCAAGCCTTTTTTGGAGAGAAGTTCGTGAGCGTGATGGCCGACGGTTTGGCAGGAGATGGGAAAGGGAATATTATTTCTGAATACTTTGAGAAGTTCAAAGTTTATAATGATGATTTTGTGTTTGGTGTAACTGGTAGCTCACGCATTATGGAAACGATTTTTGATGACGTTGAACGGCTGGTAAACCAATATCCAAACGGTCGAGTTATGGGTATGCTTGCTAACACAATTGGAAATGCTAAACCATCAGATAACATTGATTTTCTAACAGTAATTATGTTTGATTTGAGTGGCGAATCAGTAGTCGGCATGATACAAAAAATCGGTCAAACGGATATTTCACTTATGGCTCCACGAGGACAAGAAATTAAGTATCTTGGTTCTGGGCCTAAAGATGTATCGGCTGATTTGATCAATGCTAAAATAGCAAGTCTTTGGAAAGAGGCTGGGGAAATTTCTGATGTTGCACAAATCAAAAATATTCAACTTAAATTGAACGAATTCGTTTCTAGCCAATCGCCTAGCACGGTTAACAATAACGTAAAAACATTTATCAAATTTATTTAAAACACATGCCGGCCTAATGGGTCGGCTTTTTATATGAAAGGAAAACTAATCATGACTATTACTAAGACTACTAATTACAACGCTTCACTTTCCGACGCTAACGGCGTTGGTTACGCAACGTTTACTGGCTCAATTGACGCTAACGGGGTACCAACGACTAACTACTACATCAATGACAAAGACGCTTACAAGGCCAACATCAAGGCGTTTCGTGATGGTTTGCAAGAGTTCCAAAACGCAGTATTCGCTGACGCTGACGCACTAGCTGCAGCTATTGCAACGGACACCACCAAGGAGGCGTAATGCAATATGCCAAAGCTATCACCAGGCGACACAATCGCACTAGTTGCAGTTCTTATGACGGTTGGTACAGGTTGGCTGGGCTGGTCAGTGAAAACTGGCTTAACTGAACCACTTTCTGCGCTACGCAACGCCATTGATGAGCTACGTGACACAATGAAGGAAATGCGTGAAGATACGCAATCAAAACTAGCAATCCACGACATCGAACTGGCACACCACGATGATGCCATTAAGACATTGCAAGAGAAGTTGAAGGAAGTAGATTGAAAGGGGCATTATCATGAATAACTTAATCGAGTTGCTTAAAGCGCTGTGGGAGATCGGAATCCTGCCAGCGCTTTTAATTTTGGCCATGGGTTGGGCTTCAGAACGGTTTACCCGCAACAAGAATATCACAGCCTTGTTAGATATTGCAGAACATGCAGTGAATTGGGCCGAGGTGACATTTGACGGTGGCCAAACGCAGAAGGCTCAAGCAATCAAGATGATTTCCGATTATCTAATGAAGGCTGACAAAGCACATTTGTTCACTGCTAAGCAGATTGATGAGGCAATTGAATGGGCTGTTGAAAAGATGAAGGAGGCAGAGAAGTAAAATGAATAAAACAATGAAGTTGGTCGCCGTTGGGGCGGCCTTTTTGTTTGGAACAACAATTATTAGTGATCATACGGTGCATGCAGATACGCCACGGTTTGACATGGTTGATGTATCCAACTGGAATGGTTACTTGTCAGTAGGCGATTTCGTTAATATGCGTAATCAAGGCGTTAAAGCCATTACTACCAAAGTTTCAGAAGGTACATGGTATCAAGACCCAACTGCTGCTAATAATATTGCAAACGCACAAGCGGCAGGTCTGTACGTAAATGGTTATTACTTTGCTCATGCGACTGATAATGCCACTGCTGTTCAAGAAGCTAACTACGCAGTGGCCACCGCTCAAGCTGATGGTTTGGGAGTTGGAGCTGTGCTGGCAGTAGATGCTGAATCACCAAATCAAATGGCAATGGGGTCAGCTATGCAAGCTGTGAATGCAACAGCTGAACAGCAAGTGGGCATCGCTGGTGGGTATCGATCAACAACCTATACAATGGGGTCACACGTTGAAACAACACCTGACGGTGACAAGTCATGGGTTGCACACTATCCATATACGCCAACGGCTAGTCAAAACTACTACTCATCGGAGCATGGTTGGCAATGGTTCGATCATGCAACGTTCGATGGTGTGAGCGGTGCGTTTGATATTACGCAACTGTACGACAATTTCTTCACTGCTGATCAAGCGGTAATCAAGAATAACCCAGGCGACGGCGCTACAGTATGGTCAAAGGGTGGCGTATGGTACACGGACAAGTCGTTTAATCACAAGGCCAACGGCATCAAAAAGCACATGGGGGCTTATTGGTCATTTGCCAACGGTAAGCTAATCAAGTCAAACTGGACGAACTCATGGGGCATGTACTATTGGTCTGACGGAGATGGCAAGCTGGTGCAAGGTCAAGGAACGTGGAAGGGATACAAGTGGGACTTCGGAACAGACGGCACTTACTACGTTAAGAACGCAACGCCAAAGAGCTTGAACAAGCTAGTTGAACAATTGAACAAGTAAACTGGTCGAATTCGACCAGTTTAAAAAGCCCGTCTGGACTAGGAGTGATTGCACTTAATCTAGGCGGGCTTTTTTGTTGGTCACTGTGGTCACTCATTGGTCACTGGCCAATAATAATCATTCAATAGTCATGTAAATAGCGCTTTTAAAGACGGTATATTAAGCTCTATTTTCATGATACCTGAATGTTTTCTTCCTATTATAAGTTCTCAAAGTAATTTGGGTATTCAGTTTTGAATTTCTTAAAAGAGCCAACCTATCCGGGTTGGCTCTTTTTTCTGCGGTGAAATGGTTATAGTCGCGTTACGAACTAGGGCTAGTGTTTGCATTTTGTGACTGAGATGACTATCATTGCATATTGAAAGTAGACGGGTTATGTCTATTAACCTTAATAGAAAGAAGCTAAACATTCATGGAAGTTAGTTTATGGATCTGGGTCGCATTTTTTGCCTTTGTGGTGGTCATGCTGGCGCTGGATTTGGGTGTCTTTAATAAAGAAAATGTGACACCATCATTCAAAAAGTCGTTATTAATGACTGGTATCTGGGTAGGATTGGCCTTTGTCTTTGCCGTTGGTATTTGGCTATTTGCAGGGGCTAATCATGCGATAGATTTCGTAACGGGATATCTATTGGAAGAATCACTAAGTGTAGATAATTTGTTTATCTTCATCTTGGTCTTTAGCTTTTTTGGCATCGCATCAAAGTACCAACACCGGATTTTGTTCTGGGGTGTCTTTGGTGCCTTGGTGATGCGTGTGCTCTTTATTTTAGGTGGGGCGGCCTTGCTGCATCGTTTTGAGTGGTTAATGTATATTTTCGGTGTTTTCTTGGTTTATACGGGGCTGAAAATGCTGTTTGAAAAAGAGGCCAACCAAAATTTGGATGACAGCCCAATTATTAAGTGGTTACGCAAAGTTTTGCCGATTAAGGATGACGTTACCGAGCCTCATTTTATCGTGAAGGAAAATGGCAAACGGTATGCAACGCAATTTTTAATCGCTTTGATTTTTATCGAAGCCTCAGATTTATTGTTTGCTGTTGATTCAATTCCAGCGGTCTTAGCAGTGACGACGGATACGTTTATCGTCGTGACGTCGAACATTTTCGCCATCATGGGGCTACGTTCGCTATACTTTGCCTTATCGAAATTATTGCCGATGTTCCGTTACATTAAGTATGCGTTGGCAATTGTTCTGGCATTTATCGGCGCGAAGATGTTGATTAATGAAGGTGGTAATATGTTTGGGTGGTCATTCGAAATCTCAAACATAGCTTCGTTAATTGTGATTGTGAGTTTATTGGTGGTGGCGATTGCAGCCTCGATAATTGTCGCGCGGGTGCAAGCGCGCCGTGAATTTAAAAAGTAACAAGATGAAGTCGTTATAGCCAACTTGGTTGTAACGACTTATTTTTTTCCTCTGTTCAGGACTGCAAAAGTACGATAAACTATTTCTTGTAACTAAAAATTTCTTTTAGCATAAATAATACGGGGGGTTGCATGGGTAAACAAGTTAAGTTTATTGGATTAGGGGTTGTTGTTGTCATTTTAGCCATCTTGGGTGGGTTCAAGTTTTTTGACCGCGTGGAAAATGGAAATGTCGGGATTCGGTATGCGATTTCTGGCGGTGTCCGTGATAAGGCATTGTCACAAGGTATTCACTTCGTGGGACTAGACTATGTCACGCAGTATCCTATTAAGACACAATCGATTAAGCAACGAGTTGCAGTGGCAACATCGGATGGTAAGAAAACGGACGTCAAAATTAGTTATTCATACCACGTTGATCCATCGAAAGCGGTGGCAATCTATAAGAAGTTCGGTTCTGCAGATATCCATGCCATTGAAACCGGCTGGCTAGCGCAAAAATTGCAAAAGGCCTCGCGTGAATCAATGGCAAAGTTTACGTTGCTGGAAGTGGTTGGAACAGATTCAACTAAGGCGCAAGCTGGTATTTTGAAGAGTTTCCAACAAGCCGCTGAACCATACGGCTTTGTTGTCGAAGATTTGTCATTTGGGACGCCGTCAATTGATGAACAAACCCAAAAGTCAATTGATGACATTATTAAGGCTGGTCAAGATAATAAGAAGGCCGAACTAGAAGCTAAGACGAAGGAAACGCAGGCTAAGGCTGACGCCGATGCCAAGATTACAGCAGCGAATGCTGAAGCGGAAGCAAATAATAAAATTAACGCGTCAATTAATGACCAAACGATTGCCTACATGGAAGCGCAAGCACGTTTGAAGCACGGCTGGGTAACGGTGCAAACGAATGATGCGATGGTTGATGCGAAGGGGAACTAA